GAAAGTTAAAGCTTGGTCGGCGATAGTGCCTGTGATGTTGGTGTCGTCAACAATAGAGTTCACCGTTGTTGCAGGCTCTTGGGTGGTACTAATCTGCCCGCTGATATCAGAGAAAAGCGGCTGGCTATAGCCGAAGGTGCCATTAGCAAATGAGTTGAACCATTGATGCGTTGGCGCGGTTTGTGTCGTGATAATCTGTTGAGCGTTGGTCGAAAGGTTGACGCTCCACTGACCCCAACTCTTTGCGATAAGTCCGCTCTTGTCGAGGAAGGGGAAGATTAGGGGCGGTGGCGTGATTTTGCTGTCTGACATTTAGTTAATACCCTCTTCTGTGATTAGCCAAGCGGCGATTAGGGTGAGGAACGGTAGTGGGTCACTGCCCGAGACGCGCCATACGCGGTTACGAGAGCGACCGCAGCGATTGACAATTACACGCTTCGCGAACTCACCTGTTTTGCCGCACGAGACAAATCGCAGGCTGGAGAAGTTCTCACCGCCGTCGTCCGACCATTCGATTACGATTTGGGGGTCAACGCCCGAAGGGATACCCTGACCAACCGACATATCCAAAAGGAAGGCGGCATAGAAGATCCAATTGAGTGCGTCTGAGATATGCGGGGACGTGCGGACCCAACGCAACGGATTTCCGTCATCGTCTGGGTTTGCCATCGAGTAAGTGTAGATATTGCCGGAAGAGAAGTCACAGACAAAGGTTTGACCAGACCAAGCGCATGAGTAACGCATGAGGTCTTCCGTGAATGCACCCTTGCTCGTGTCCCAGTACCCTCTGTCGTGCCACATTTGAGTCGAGGTATCGTACACCTTGACAGTGCCCGCAGTCGGAAAGTGCCAATGAATGAACTCGTGACCACCATCTTGCTGGACGTTTGTGTAGCAGTCAGCGATAGTCGAGTAGCCCTGGATTTCGGTCTCGATTGCATGGTTAGAGATGCGCTGAGGAACCAGACCGTTCGCTCGATACATCATTCCGCCGCCATTCGCGTCTTGTCCGAGCCAGAACACTGTGTTGTCAGCCACGCAAGGGGAGTCGAGGGCGGCACAACCTTTCTCCATTTGGGAGCCGGGTAGCCGTGTGAAGACATTGCTTGAACCGCCTGAATCCTGGTAGAGCACCCCTTCCTTTTCGTTGAAAATATACAGATAGCCGTGGCATTCGATTAGTGAGACGGCGTTATCTGGTTCTTCGTCGGTGGAGAAGTCCAAACCAGACCAAGTCGTTGCGTCGGCTGGTGAAGAGATACTGAACTTGTTTGTGCTGCGTTCCAGGACAATTGCATAGAGGTCAACGATAGCGAGAGAGACGGCATAGGTCGGGAATCCATCTTGCCCCGTGATTTGAGCGAAGACACCAGTCGATAAATTGAATGTGTAACCTTTACCGTCAGCCAGGAAGATTACCTGAACGCTGTTGCTGCCCCATTCAATCGGGCTGGTGCCTGAGGGGATAGTGCCGCGAACCGTCGAGGTTGTCGGTGTCAGTAGCTCGACAAAGTTAGTGCCGACTACCGCGAAGCAGCGACCATTGACCTGGAAGATCCCGCGTCCGTTGCCGCCTGCGACGGTCTGCTGGAGAGCAAACCCGCCGCGACGACGCAAGATGATCTTCGCCTTTGCGTCAGTGCCGGGGGCGGCATTGATTTCGGGGAAGAGGTTAATGGACTGTTCACCGTCAACCGATTTGTCGGCGAATGCGTTAGAACTGCCAATAAAGTTGATGAATGGTTCCGGTTTCGACATGGTTTACATCCCCGAAAGAATCTTGTAAATAGCGATGCCGCCGCCGAAGTCGCCCATGCCGCCATTAATATACGCGACCTCACAGGGCGAATCGAGCGGCTCAAAATTCTTCGCTTTGATGCGCTCTTTCGCCAATTCCCAGGCGGGGAGGACCCATTCCGGTATTGCGCGACCGAACTCACTGGACGCTTTAATAGCGGTCTCAAGGATGAGAGCCTCAAGATAGCCAGGACGAAGTTGGACGATGTTGGCAATCGCGGTGAATTGGGGAATTTGGACGTTGGCGTAAATTGTCGTGTTGTACGGGGTGTTCGGCGTCGGGTAATACTTCAGCGTGTGATAGAAAGCCAAGTTGTTGGCGGTCGGTGTACCGTAGATGGGGAAGACGCCACTAGGGACGTTGGTCTCGACACCTTTTATTGACGTATTCGCCCATTGGTCCGAGGTCAGGAAATTGATGGTGAATTCGGCAGGGACGCCGTTCGTGGATTGAGAGGTCCACCATGTGATGTTGTCAAATTCTGAGGGGAGGTTCGGGGTCGCCGTCCAAACAAAATCAGGGCTTGCCGCCAACGGTAGCGAACTGCTGAGAGACGCGGTTATATATTGTGTAATCTTCAGCGCCCCAACCGTCGATCACCATATTCAGAACGAACATGGCGGTGTTGGCGTCACCAGCGGAGAGAGGGTCGCCTGTATAAACTCCGAGGATGCCAAGTGCTCGATTGATAATGTCTGAGACGTAGATAGCCATTTAGTGCTCCTAATAAGTGATTCAAAAGGCAAAAGCCGTGAACCTCTTTCGAGATCCACGGCTTGAATGCTTAAGGCGCAGCTTAGTTGCTAGCGCCATACAGACGGACAGCCCAGTTCGGACGGATAACCGTGTTACCGAACAGAGTGTCAACGCGGCATGGAACCGCGTCGGTGCCAATCGTATATTGACGAACAACGCGGATAGAGATAGCGGCTTCTTCGTCGGCAGACTGACCGCACCATGCGCCGTACTTGGACACGTCTTCAAGATCGGCGGTGCCGACCGCGAATGCGGCAGAGTGATAGGCGAGTGACAGAGGAGTGCTGGACGCACCAGTCTCGACGAAGGTCAAAGGAGCGCTAGGTGCGGGTGAGGCAGTAACGGTGACGCCAGGGAGAATGGCTGGCGAGATCGACAGAGTCGCAGCGCCGGAACTGTTGGACGAAACAGCGGCAGTCACGGTGAACTGTTGCAGTTTGCCAGTCGATTGTTGGTTGATCGGGTTCAGGGCGTACACGTTCGGCACGGTGAAGGTTTCACCGCCGAGACAGATCGCGCTGCTGTCGTCCCAAGCGCCAGTTACGAGCGAGGAACCAGTCTGGGAGCCGCCAGTTACGGTCGGGGAGCCAGCCAGAGTACCAGTCGTCAGCATGTTGACGCCTTGGCTCATCTGGAAGTTGAAGCCGAGGGCTTCGCCCATTTCACCGCTCATGAACTGTTCGCTGATAACCTTCGACGGGTTGAAGAAGTTGGTCATCAACTCGATGGTGTCGGCTTGGTGCTGCGGAGACAACGTGTTGTAACGTTGACCGTCGCGAGGACAAGCTGCGTTGTCGAGATACACGCCCGCCTGGGTGAACACCTTGGTGTTGGCGTAGGTGGTGCCAGGGGTGCCAGTGCTGTTGTACACCGACTTCGCCATACCGAGGTTGGCAAATTCAACCTGATTGGCGAGAGAAATGATCACGGGACGCAGAACACGCTTTGAAAAGTCGTCCAGTTGGAGAGCAAGCTCGGCAGAAGTGAACGTGGTATCGACGTGATACTGATTCGTCAGCGTCAAGCTGGACTGAGTTTCGGTGTAGTTTTGGGTTGAGAGGTTGACACTGTTCGTTGTGACAGTGTAATTTTGGGGGAGTTGGCGAATGTTGATCGTGTTACCGATTTTCGCGCCGTCTTTGCCAAACTTAGGGTCGTAAGTTTTGTGGACAGTGCGGCTGAAAGGGGTAGCATTCTCGTACAACATCACGCTTTCCTTCGCAATCATGGAAGGAGTGAGAATAACTTGAGACATGAGATTTGTTCCTTAGGGGAAGTTGCCGTCTTCGTAGTGCGGGTGACTTACAAAGTCCAGCGTTTGAGTTGCCGTCGCGCCGCTTGCCAAAATCTCAACCCGGTTAACGGGGCTAATGGTCTGGGTGTGACTTACTCTGGATTCGTTCTTGGGCGGGTGAATCATACCCGAGTTGCCCGATTTTGAACCAGTCGGTAGGTTGTTACGCTGTCGTCCTAAGGAGTATCAGCCATTCAATACAGGAGTCTCATAGTTCAAAAGTTTGTCCGAACTATGATTTTGGGGTGGAATTACCCACCCCTGGGTTACTTGATCTTGCCCGCCTTTCGTAAGGCTTTGTATTCTGCGTTCGACATTTTGCCGATATCGAACGTTGGAGTGCCGCCCGACTTGGATCTAATGCCTTGAATTGGAGCCGGGGCGTTGGAGACCACAGCCGCCTTTGGAGTGACGGGCTCAGTCGCCTTCGCCTCAAAAGTCGCTTCAATCTTGACGATTTCACGTACTTGTGCGAGGGGTGGCATACTGGCAATCTTCTTCGCGAGGTCGGGGTTCTTGCCGAGGTGGTAGAGAATGTCAGCACCGTGATCGGAATCTGTGATTGCTTGACCCATGAGTTCGGTGACTGCAAGATCCTTACGTCGAGCAACGGCGTCAAAATCAGGGTAGTCAGCTTTGGCAGCAGCAGCTTTCTCCTCCCAAAGTGCCGCACGTGCATTGACGACCTCTTTGGTGGTTGTCTCAACAGCAGTCTTAGCCGATGCCGAGGTCTGTTCCTTCATCGCGTGTTTGACAGCCCATGACGCATGGTCTTTCTGCCAAGCTTTATAGTCGGTGTACTTCTCAAGGTCTGGTTCGGGTTCGGCGGCAGACTTGGTAGGTGCGGGTGCTTGTTGTGCAACTGCGAGTTTTGCTTCGAGGTCGTGAATTTTTGACGACAGTTCGCTGAAGCGTTGGCGTAGACGACCCTTACCGTCTT